TCAGTATCGACTGAGATTACTTTAACTTCAGGGTCTTGAAGCTTACGAAGATAAGGTAAGAATTCTAGCTCATCTGTGTAGTGGTGATACTGCTTCTCGTGTGCAATAGCTTCTTCACCATTAATCAGTTTTTTGAGTCTATCAAACGCCTTATGAATATCATCCCGATACTGAGGTTTGATGAAAGTCATATTGGGGTCTAGAATAGGTAAATACTTCTCGTTTACAACGATACCGTTGTATTTAGTAATTCCTGTTAGACCGCATACGTATTTAAGAGGTTCTGCCCCGATAGGACATACAATATCAAACTCGTCTAAAATAGATAGAGTAAGGTCTACGTCTTTCTTTAGAATTTTTTCTTTAGGCTCAGAGCTTAGATAAATAGTTTCAAATTTAATATTACCAGCATACTCTCGGAATAGAGCGGGAATATTGTTTTTTAGTGGTGAGCTTAGTACTATGGCTAGTTTCATTAATTACTCTCTTGTGTGATTTCAGAGTTTACTATACTATATTTAGTAGCATTAGTCAACAATAAATTCAGATAGATATGCCTCTGCTTCCATCTCATTGATAGAACCAGGGTCTTTTCCATCTTCCATGTTAACTATAGATGTGTGTATGGACCTTTGTGATAGCAGTTTTTGTATTTTAGTAGCTGCTTGTCTACCAGGAGTATCTCCGTCCATCATAATAATTACATGCCGACATCCGTATTCATCTAACATCTTTGCTTTACCAGCATTAAAGTTATTAGTACCAAATATACATAGAGTATTAGTATACCCCATGTCATGCATGTTTAACGCGTCAAATATGCCCTCTACAAGAATTATTTGCCTGAAATCTGTTATTGCATCTAGAGGATATAATACTGAGCTTACATCAGCCCCTGCCGGTTTTCTCATATACTTAGGCATAGATTGACCTTTAGCATTCAGCAATGTTAATCGCCCTTCAATAAACTTTAGCTTTCCACCTTGATATACGGGTATGCATATGTAATCATCCATATTGTCGTGGGTAGTCATGAATGCGTCAAACTTATTTAGAGTGGTTTGGCTTATTCCTTTGAAGGAGTGTTTTACAGGAAACCTTGGCTCTGGCATAAACACGGGTCTATCGCCTCTTAAAGCTTCCAGCTTTTCTTGCAGGCGTTTAATCTTGAAGCCCTGCTTAGATAGAGGTTCTATTGTGAATATGACTCCAAGCTCTTTCATGAGCTTGGTAGTATCTCCTTTAAACCCACAAGCAAAACAGTTAAATACACCTTTTTCAAGATTGTAAGATAAGCTCGGGTTACTGTCTGTGTGCTCTCCGCTGAAACATTTCATATTGATTTCAAAGGGATTATTAGCATTTATTTTATACTCAATCCCTCGCTCAATAAGAACTTTTTCAATCTCTTGCAACTTGATTATCTCCTGGTCTTACTCTGTAGTTATCTTCATCGCAGTCTGCAGTACTTACTTCAAATAGCTCACTGTCATCTTCTAGAGCTTCTACTTGGTGTATAGTTAGAGGAAATACTCTTATACTATCACCTTTGTTTAGAATACTCTCTTTTACTGTCGCGTCTCTATGGTCTAATAGTCGTAGTATAAAACTTCCACTAGTCACATACCAACTCTCATCTTTCTGAGCGTGGAAGTGCATGGAGAACTTATTGCCTTTTTTAGAGAAGTGTAGTATCTTACCACAATATAGGTCGTTGGTTGCAAAGATATACTCATAGCCCCAACCCTTCTTTACAAACCCACTAAATCTCGTTACGTGTGACATACTGTGTACCTTTCTTGGTTACTGCTATTGATGCTGCTCTATTTGCAAATTCAATAGCCCGTTTAATTGATTTTCCTTCCGATAGCGCTACAGCCAATCCTGCAATAAAACTATCACCTGCACCTGTTACATCTACTGCTTTTATAGGTAGTGCTGGATGCAATCTCATACTGCTTTCAGACACGTGTATACAACCTCGCTCTCCTATAGTAATAATTAGGTTATCTACTTCTAATTCTTCTAATGCAGATTTTAGTAGATTATTGTGTAGCTTAGTTATTGCATCGTCTATATCTTTAGGTTGTAAAATACCAGCCCACTCAAAGAACTCTTTGAGATTAGGCTTGATAACTGTTGCACCTTTAAAGTCATATAGATTACTCTTAGAATCTACAAGAACTATAGCGCCTATATCTTTTGCTCGTTGAATTATGTTTGAGGGATTTTTTATAGTACCTTTACCATAGTCGCTGATTAGTACTATCTTAGGAGAGTCCTTTATCATCGCATCGACTAATCCAGCTTCGTAGTGACGTATTCTAGAATCAATATCGAGCCTAGCTAAGTATTGTCCATTACTGTATATACGTCTTTTTACTACGTCGGCAGATTGATTATTATTTATATGATACTTAATACCAGAGGTATAGATAAGGTTAACAAGTTCACTCTCTTGATTTGCTGCACAGTACAGCTTAACATCACCGTCTAAGTAGTGTATGTTTAGTGCTGTATTTCCTGCCCCACCTATAGAAGTTATAGGCGGGTTTATTACTACTACCGGTGCAGTATCGCACTCTGGAGACATACGGGTTGAGCTCCCATATATATACTCATCGAGCATTACATCGCCTATAACTGCTATCATCCCAAATCACCTACATTTTCTTTTGTGTCATTACCATACTTGTTCAGTATCTTACCGCCTATAACTTCCGTACTCTTTTCAGGTATTACCTTTAGACAATCCCAGTTCATGTGTACGTTAAATTTCATACTCTTACCGTTACGAATCTTAGTGATTTCAAAAGGAAGAATATTTGGGTCTTCATTTAGATCAGCAGGAGTAAATCTAAAGCTTCTGTCAGCAGAGTCAAGAACACCTTTAGCAAATCGCGCTTCACCAGTTGCGTCAATCTGATAAGGACTCATCATCATTTGGTCGTACTTACGGCTAAGTACTTTAAGACTATCTGCCAAGCCAATCTGGCTCTTCCAATCCATTCGGTCTTCTACTTTGATAATGTTTAGATAGTCTACTACTGTAGCACGCACATCATACTTTTTAGTAAGTAGGTTTAGATAATGGTCAATTTTAGGTATAGAAAGATTAACGTCATCAATGATATGAAAACGCTTACTCTTGAAAGGAACCTTACCACTCTTTAGTGCAAAGTCAAAATCCTTAACGTTACCGTCTCTGAGCAGCTTATTGTATAAGTCTACTCCCTCGTCACACTTCTCATAGAAAGTGTCGAGTTTAGTTTTAGCTACGATAAGCTTATCTTCCGCAGTAAGTTCATTTCTCAAGAACTTCATGAACGGTATTTCGCTAAGCATACTCATCAGACGATAATATACTTCTACGAAGCGCATTTCAATAGAGAAAAACGCTACAGAGTTATTGTTGTTTAAGAACTGGTGTTTAGCTGCGTTTAGGGTGATGATAGATTTACCAGAACCACGACGACCACCAAACATGATAAGTTCTTGTAAGCCAAACCCACCGTTGATAGCATCATATTCAGTAGACAGCCCACTAGAGAACATGACAAATCGCTCACTATCTTGGATTAGGTCCATCTTAGCTACGTCAAATAGTTCTTCACCATCTGGCATAAACTTGTGGAGGTCCAGGATATGAGTTTGAATCTTATCAATAATTTCGATACGCTCAAGCGACTCAAGCTGGCCGATAAAGTTATCTAGCCAGCCAATAGTTTCTTCACGTATATAGTAGTCTTGTAGTTGTTCAGCAATAAACTCACTAGAGAGCTCGGATGCTCTTGCACTATCTGCCAAGATTTGAGATTCTAGATACTCTTTAGTATGCCCACTCTTCTGAAGCTCATAGAATTCTTGCGTAGTAGGAATACGCATATGATGTTCGTAAAACTTCTGAATCCTCTTAAATAGCAACAGATTAGTATCTGTAAAGAATTTATGCACTAACTTGTTATAGAAGTCAGTGCTTTGTGTGTCAAGGAGTCTCCTGATTGCCGCTTTTTGAATATCAATTGCCATGCTTATTTATGTACCACCGGGAATAAATCTGATCTCGGAACAAATGTTTTCTTGAAAGCGTATTCTGTGTCTACCCATACGCCATAGGTTTCTCTGCCAGTCTCTGCAATTAAGTCTTCAACTCGCTTAATATGACCTTTTAGTGATTCGAGTTTCCACTGAGAACCATCTTCTAGCTCCCAGTAAATTTGATAGTGTACGTCTAGTACGGGCTCTGGATGCTTACTTTTCTCAGTCCAAGGATGTAGCTCAACCCATCGTTGACGCCCTTGTCTAAGCATTTCTGCATACTCTTCATCATATACTTCTGTAATAATTGCAAAAGCATTTTCGGGTCCGTAAAATACACGGTCATTTACTTTGAATTTAACATCTAGGTCTTGAACGATATGTTCTGTTTTTGCAGCAGCATTCTTGGCCCGTGCCCGGATAGGCACGTTCATTTCCATTAGAATACTTTTTACTTTTTGTGGAGAGATGTAATATCTAGCTGCAATAGCACTTTGGGCCTCACCATTCACGTAACTAGACGCAATGTCTTTGCGTATAGCCGGAGTGATTTCCATAGTCTTTGCTTTTTCTTTCAGATCTTTAGCGCGTTGTTCCTTCGCTCTAAAGTCCTCAATAATCTTATTTAGTCGTGTAGTGTTGTAGGCAATACCAAGATGCTCACAACAAGCTTTCTTGGTTTTACCTGCTTTAATCATCCAGATAACCTGTCTAATCTTGGCTTCTGGAATTTCTTCTTTGTCTTTTGGTGTAGCTGCTTTTGCCATAAATGAAAAAACCCATCAATGTGTTAATGATGGGTTAATATTAGCATAAAAACTAGCACATGGCAAGATAAATTTTTTAGTGTATTGCAACCTTTTCTGTACCTATTGCGTAGAGGTCACTTACTATCTCGCGTATCAAACCTGTTTTTGTGTATATTGCTGTATAGTTTTCTGACAACAATTCATTGCTTCTGTATAGCTTTTCTAGAACAAAGCTAGCTTTATAAGCTTTTACTAGTCTCGTATACCTATCGCTTGGTTTTGGAGTTGTAGGATAAAAACGACAAATAAGAGCATAGATATAATTATCTAGCTCTTCGAAAGGTAGTTGTAATATTTCGTTTAGTGCTTCGTCTTCTAATTCATGTAGATAGAAATAACTATCTGTATTCAATCATTCTCTCAAAAAAATAGGGAGACAGCGTGTTGCTGTCTCCCTACTAGTATTAATTACTCAGCAACTGACTTTGGGGTGTAGTCTTTTGCAGATAGCTTACGACGGGAAAGAACAGTCTTAACACCGCGCTCGCTCTTGTCAAAGTGTGCTGCAAGTTCAGCAACAGTGCTGTTTGGAGCCATTTCTTCGATGCCTTCGTAGGCGTCAGTCTTAGCAGCTTTCTTGTCACGCTGTGGAGCAGACAGTTTCATGGAAAGTAGCTTGCCGCGGATTTGCTGGACAGTTTTATCTAGTTCTGCAGCGATATCCTCAATGAAAGCACCCCCTTCCACTAGCTCGGCGATGCGGGCTTCTTCTTCTGCAGAGTAAGTGCGTGGAGCAGCTTTCTTTTCGGCTGGCTTGATAGCGCCAGTTAGTTCTAGGCTTAGAGCCTTACCGTTGATTTGACGGGCAGTAAACTTACCACCAGCAATTGCTTCAGCAATTTCTTCGGCAGTGTGAGTGCCGTCATTAGCTTCTAGGAACTCGCGTAGTTCTTCGGTTTCAGCTTCTGTGAAGGTTGGAGCAGCCTTTGGCTTGTGCGGAACGTCAAATCCCTGCTTGCGTAGCTTAGCAGTTACTGAGCGACGTGGGAACTCGAACTCGGCGCAAAGCTGTTCGATAATTTCTTCTGTTACGCCATTAGCGCAAGCAGATTCCATGCGTGCTACCATTTCTTCTGTGTATTCAAATTTTGCCATTTGTGTATCCTCTATATATAAAGTTTAGTGTTTGGTTGTTGTTCTGTTGAGTGTGTCCTCAACAACTTCATCTAATGTATCAAAACAAGATTAACTTAGCAAGAAAAAATTTGTTTTAATTTTTGTTGTTTGCTTATTTGTTTTTTCTTGTTTTCTGTCTTGATGATTTACTATACGTCGAAACTAAGCAGTCAGCAAGTTTAATTTTTATTCTGCGTAGTGCTTTGCTCAAAACGAAGTTTTACAGCGTCTACTAGTATCTCTAGATTAGATTTTTTTGACAGATTTACTCCATCTAGTGTGATTTCTAACATTTTTTCTAAATCTAGTATCATGCTTTTTACGCTACGCTTACCACTCTTATCCAGTTCTGGTTTTTTGTACACCTTTAGTTGGACTAACTTACTAATAATGCTTCTATTATTTTTTCCGAAGTATTCAGCTATATCTAAAACATCCATGCCGTCTTCACAGTATAACTTTACTAGCTCTTCCTCTTCTTCTTTATCCCATACTCTTACATTCATTATTCCTCGTCCTCAAACAATTCTAATTGTTTTTCTTTTACTAATCCAAATATTTCATCGTAATATAATTTAGTTAGTAGCTTACCCGCGTCACTAAATACATATGCCAGTATGTCTACATACTCCGCTTTTACTGCAATACCTTTTTTAGTAGGAAACCATGTACCATCGTCTTGATCTTCCATATACTCTCGTAAATGTACATACCATTGGTTTCTAAATTGATTTACTGTTACTTTTATTCCTTTACCATTTTCGGGTGGGGCTATGAATCCAAAATCGTATTCTGACAATCATTATCTCACTCTCTTTGGTTTTTGTATTTCTGACATATGAGTTACTAGTTTGAAATAAGCCTCTGTAACTTCATCCCAAGTACTTAGCTTGCTAGTATTTACTTTTATGTCTTTATAGGTATTCTTTACAGTATTTATGGTATTAGTTAATGATGTTAAATCTGGCTCTATTACATACCTATGAGAACCCATCAAAGTCATAGAATCTCCAGGTTTGGCAGCAAATATGTCATTCATATTAACTATTTTTCTATTTGAAGCAACTTTATTGTCTATAACAAAATCATCTGTAGATCCGCCTGCAGTAACTACAGGCACTACTCCACATGCCATAGCTTCTTGTATGTGCATACCAAAACCTTCGCCCCTATAAGGATGTACTAGTATATCTGTGCTCTTATAAAGATCAGCCATTTCTGACTCACTACGTACCGTGTCGTCGTATATTATGTTAGCACATTTAGTAACATATTGCAATTTTATTATGTCTTGCAACAGAGAGGACTGCCCGTACACTTGAGGAGTATCTTTTATTGTAAGCTGTATGCTTTCATATTTTTTAGTATTTCTAGCCCAATAAGCCAATAACAAGTCTAGACCTTTTCTATACTGTCCGCACCCCACAAATAGAAATCTAGTAATATTGCTGGACGTTCTGTTGTCTGTGTTAAATACAGAAGGATTATAGCCACATGGTATTACAAAACTATCTTTTGGGTTTAGTCCAGCCGTTAAGAAAGAATCTTCTGAGAATTTACTTAATGAAACTAAGGAATCACTAAAGGTTTCAAACTTGTACTGCCATTCAAATGGTACTGACGAGAACTCCCAAGGCTGAATATATACAAGCTTAGTTTTATCGTTAGAAGGATGTCTCCACATAGGCGGGTAAGAATGTCTTATCTCAACATCAGCATCGTTATGTGCGCCACGTAGCTCAAGCAATTTATTAACCTGATTATGATCTACTTTATACTCTACACTAGGCGCGTCTAATGAAATTATTTTTACGTCTACTTTTTTACTTAGTCCTAAAGCTATATTCCTATTAATTATAGATAAGGAGTGGTTATCAAAAAATTTTCCAACTATATTAAGTTTAAGCATATATTAATCTCGATTCTTGTAGCAGTACGGACTGAAGGTCTTTTTTCATTACTCTACGTAGAGTAGGCCATTGTGGGCCACCAGCTGTAGTTTTAAAATTAGTAAGACCCATGTAATTGTCTTTGGTTACGTTTTTTTGGACTGTATAGAAAATATCGTTTTTGCTTTCTGTGGAGTGCCCAAAATTATTTATCTTAGTATCTAACTCTGATTGCGTTCTACAAAAGCTGTAATGTTCAATTGCCAGAGGAGATAATATCTTAGTAGTGCTATTAGTCCACCTACAATAAGTAAATGTATTTATATCTCTGTTTGCAGTAAAACCTTGTACGTCTTTTTTAAATAAGTTCTGCCTGTTCTCATCTGCTATTATTAAATAGCTATCGTCAAACTCTTTGTACATAGAAAACCACGTAAACATCAACTCTACGTCTGTATAGTCTTGTACTATAGGACAGAAATCTATAAAAAACTCTCTTGCGTTTACTAATACTTCATCAGCATCAAAACTGAAAACCCAGTCATTTTCACATTTAGACTTTAGATAGTTTCTCTCATGCGTATCATTCTCTATTGGTACGCGGCTTCTATGGAAGTTGTCTTCAATAATATTTATCTTATTATCTACGTCAATTTTTTTTAATTCTTTCCACAGGCTATCCTCATTAAAACTAAACTTATTACCGCTCCAGCTAATTCTATCTTTATCTAACCCTAAAACTATTTCGTCTACATAATCGTAATAACTTTTAATACTCTTAGGTAAAAAATGTGCATCATAGCTTATCAGACTTATTACGCTCTTCTTCCGTGTATGTTTCATATAACCCTATTCCTCTCTTCCAGTTCTCTTTTATCTTTTGAAACTCTGCCCTACGTCTTGCAGCTTGTAATGCTCTCTTGTGTTTGTTTCTTACAAGAGTCTTACCGTTATTACTCTTTTTCATTTGTATGAACCTCTATGTCAATGGTTTTCATAAGACTGCTAGACGCCCATTTCGAATTAAAGATTTGATGGTTTATCATTGCTTGTTCTTGTTTTTTAGGGTCTTGCTTCTGTATTCTTTTATTGTCTTTACCTTCGAAATGAAGTAGCTTAACCGGTGTTTGATAAATCTTCCAACCAAGGCTGCGGGCAGTAAGACAATAATCCACATCACGGTAGTAAGTCCAATAATAGCTAGGGTCAAAGGCACCACAGTCACGGATAACAGAGCGGCGGATATAAATTCCGCCAAAGGTAATCCAGGATACTTCTCTGAGTCTGTCGTATTGTCCTTTGTCTTCTTCCAAGTTTCTAGATGCGCTTGAACTAAATAGCTCAAGTCCTCCTCCGAAATGTATCGCTTCTCCATTTACAAACTGGCCTCCTGCGTGTTGTATATAATAATTACCAGATTCGCTAGTAGCCGGATATAGTAATGTTGTACCAAACATACCCGCTTCTGGATATTTGTTGGCATAGCTGAGCAGCTCTTCATACCAAGTATTATTCTTATCTTCAGGCATAGGAAGCATATCAGAATGTAATATAATAATATCATCCTCTGGATACATATTCCATAGTGTTTGATATGCTAAATCACTTCCTATCATACCAGAGTCTTTCCAAAAAATAACAGGAAGATTGTACCCTAAAGCGCTACGTAATTGTATAATTTCTTGTTCGTGTACATAAGGTATTACTATTTTTACAGACACAGACTAGTACTCCAAATTATTTTTGTTAAATTTTGCTATGTATAACTACCAGTAAAAATTCAATTTAGTTACTGGTGCAATTTATGATATTTTTTCTATAATGGTCAACCCATTATTAACTTCTGTTTCATAAACTTTTACCCAATTCTTATTTGATTCTAAGAATTCTTCTATAGCTTTTCGTATACCGCCATTAGTACCGTCATACTCATGTCGTCTTGGGTGATTCTCATCTACATCTGGGTACCCTTCTCCCACCTCTCCAAAAGTACACGTATCATGAAAAGCTATATATTTATTTACTTTGGATGCGTGCAGTTCTAGTTCTTTCTTTAACTGCTGGTACACATGCCAAGTGTCTATAAATAACATATCAGTTTGTTCTATCTCTACAGATAAAACATCTTTTCCAATATATTCTATATCTCTTCCTAACCCTTTGCACATATCTAAAAATTCTTTAAGTATGTTAACTTCTTCTTCTAGATGTTTTTCAGGAGTTGCATATTGGTAGTCATATGATACAAACTTAGCTGGGTTAGCATGTACAAAAGTTATAGTACTTCTACCCCCTCGGGCACCCATTTCGGTTACGTGCGTGCATTTTTTAGCATATTCATGAAGAGTTGGCAGTAGTTGATTAATGTCGGATGGTATCTGTAAGGCTTGATTATAAGCTCTTTCTATGTAGTCTTCACTGAAATTATTAGGTATTTCGTGAGTTGTTGCTGTTAAGCCTGGTATTTGTATAGTATATTCTTGCATTTATTTATTAAATAACCTCTCTGTCCAAGTCTTGGGTGTTTTATCGTTAATTATTTCTAAGGGGAGATGGTAATTAAAATCCCTTTTTGGGCTATTCTTTATCCATACTACAGTGTCTCTAATAGTATCTTCCGCATCTTTAGTAGTGCTATAGTTTAGCACTTTTTTAGCCTTTTCAACACTTACCCAAGCGTTTTTTACTTCTTGTGGTCTATCTGGCACAAACTTAATATTAGGTTCTTTATTGAAGTGGGTATGCACCCTATTAGCAAGCTCGAGTATTGATATTTCAGAACCGTGATCTGGTCCTATATTAAACACATTCCCACTATCCAATGAATCTTTCATATCAAATACTTTTATATAGGCATCTACACAATCATCTATGTGGGAGAAGCTTCTTTTTTGCTCTCCATCGCCATACACGTAAACTGGTTTATCATTTAGTACTAGATTACCAAATATGCTCATAACATTCCTGAAAGGGTCGTTGTAACATTGATTTGGACCGCACACATTGTGAGGTACTATATGAAAAACTTTAATTCCATGTATTCTATGCATTAAGTTTAAGTGCTCTTCTGCATGTTTTTTTGCTAATCCGTATGGATCTACAGGAGTGCAAGTATCTTCTTCTTTAAATGGAGGAATACCATCACCGTACCTAGCCATAGAACTTGTATTTATAAAATACTTAGTATTAGAAGATACTGCTGCGCTACATACGCTTGCGGTTCCAGAGTATATATTTTCAACAATTGTTTTTGGGCTAAATACGCTCAGACCTTCATGTGCTAATGCTGCGCAATGCACTACAGCAAGAGGTTTAAAAAACTTAAATATTTCTATAAGTTTTTGATTATTTAGAATATCTGTATTATAAAATATAAAGTTAGAATCTTGTTCTGGCATATTGGTGGGGTATCCACCTATTAAACTATCTATGCCTATAACCTTATAACCTAGTTTAATAAATTTACTGCTTAGGTGACTCCCTATAAGGCCTGCGCAGCCAGTTATTACTATATTTTCTGATTTTGCCATTCTTTTTCCCAATCTACTAAAGGAGACAGATGATAATCTGTTAAGTGTGCTGACAGTGATGGCATAGGGCTTAAACAAGGTATTTGTTTAAAGATATCTTCAAACATTCTATCATTACTTGTAGGTGCTGCATTTTTCAGTTCTGGCATAATATCTAACCATCTAGCACCAAGAGCTACTACAGTCATAGTGCAACTATCTATTGTTCTCCAATGTCTATCCTTACCTAATACTACATGACATGGTTTTGGATCTTTATACCTGTCGGGGTAATCATAGCTTACTGCAAAATTAGGCCAGTTTGCTAGAGTATCTTCCATAACCCTTATAGCATTGTTAGTATGTAGATAGTCATCTTCTACTATATAATGGAGTTTTGTAGGGTGGTTAACACACATTTTTTCTAGTGTTTCTACCAGGGTTACCGTATGTTGGTGATATCCCCATACGTGCTCAGGCACAGATACTATTTCTATACTACCACTATTATTATTGTTAAGCATCCAATCTATTGTTTCTTTAGATACTTGGTCTTCTATTATTATAACAGTATCAGTATCATTTATACTTTGCTGTATAGACATCCAAGATTTTTTTAGTATGGTAGTTTTGTCTATCTTTTTAAATCTTGATAGATTACTTATAGTTTGCTGTTTTTCACAAGCTCTAAAATATATAATCACATTAAACTCCGTTTAAAATAAAAAAGCCCTTATCAATTAAGGGCCTTATTATATTTTATAATATATGCTCAAGTGGTACCTTGCAAGAATTATTTTAATTTTTTTGCTTACCGCTTATTTTTTGATTTAAGTTTTTTATTGGCAGTTCTTTAGATAATCTATCATTTATGATTCGTAATTTCTTTTTAGTTCGCGCAGTATTTCTGACTTTATCTTCTCTTTTTTTCTGCCCTTTACTCTTGAAGAACTCTTTCTCTTTAACTTCTTGATAGTGTCCTTCTTTGCTTAGTTTACGCATAAGGACTTTGTAAGTCCTCATAGGATCTCCGCCATATTTTTTAGTCTTTAATTGCATTAGTTATTACCTGCTCCTGAGTTTCTTGCCCAATTTAATATTATGTCTAAGGGTTGCTTGCCTTTTATGACGTATCCTTCTTTATCTGATTTTCTAATCATAAAAGTAGGAACACTATCAACTGCTATAGATCCTCTATAATCTTCTATGCTAACCATAGATACAGTAAATCCGTAGGTAGATAGATAATCACTAACCTTAGACACGTAATTTTTTAGTTGTTCGTTGTGAACTATTAAAATTTCCATTTTGCCTCCAAACGTAAATACAGTATACTATAAGATTGCAGAGTGTCAATTTAAAAATTTTTATATTTGAGGTGCCTCTATAACTAACAAGCATGTGCTTTAATTTTTATCTTGCTTCTAGCTGCATAATTTGATTATATAGAGTCATAATCAACCTAAAAGAGGAAAAATGAGCAAACTAACACCTTTTGATATTGAATTTTTTGAGATTGCACAAACACTTAAGAAAGAGCTAGATAACGAAACTCGTAAGGGTCTTGTTAAAACGCTACTAAAACTAAATAATCCGACTTATTTTTATAAGCATGTAAAAAGAAACCCAATTGAACTCCACGGGTATTCTACTACTAGGACAACAAACCCAGTGCTTGTAGCAATTTCAGAAATGATTAATATCCTAAAGACAGAGCAAGACAGTAGTAAGCTATTAGCTAAGTTGCAAACGGAGTTTGCGTGGGCGTTTAACAACTATCCTAGTTATTCTAAAGTCAATTTATAATTTTTTATTTTGACAAAAATAGCGTCTTCTCGTATACTAGTATAGAGGGGTTGGGAGAATAACCAATGGAAGATTTATCTAGTATGCGAGAAGAAATTAAACAGCTTCACGAGCGTTCTCAGAATACAAAAACTGAAGTAAAAGTACTTCAGACAAAATTTGATGAAAGACATCTAGCCCTGATGGAAAAGATGGAAAAACTAACTAGTGACATAGAACGTCTCAATAACAGATTTGATGTTGAAATGGTATCGCTGCTAGAAAAAATAGACAAGCTAAATGATTTAGCTATTCAAGGTAAAACTAGTTTAAGAACTTTATGGTTTATAGGAGGGTTAGTGGCCGCTCTAGGTGCTGCTATAGCTACCTGGTCAGACGTGCTTTTCAAATAGTATGACGAATAGACTAATACAAAAAATAAAAGATATACTAGAATCTACCCCTTTGGACATTTACTCAGAATCATCTGACACAGTTAACGAAGCAAACTTTGAATTAGTTAATTCTAGGTTTGAAAAAGATAAGCTAACAGAAGAAGACCGCTACATTGGAAGTGCTAATATGTTTATAGCTGCCAGTTTAGTTTGTTACGACTACTTTGACTTCACTACAATAGACGAACTTACTGAAGAACAGTTAGATGAGTTTTATTTAGTGTGGAAAGATGTAATCGAAGAGTTAAAAAAAGATAGGTTTATAAGAGAGATTGGACTACTATCTAAAAATAATATAAAGGTAGTAGTAGATAACACAAAGCTGCCATAACGGGGCTTTAAAATTCTTGCTATAATAGGAGAAAACAAATGACACATTACGACCAATTCTTTATTGGATTTGAAGATTTAGTAAACAAACTTCACAATAAAGCCGGGGTAAACTTTCCCCCATATAATATTTACCGAGAAACAGATACTAAGTATGGAATAGAGCTGGCTATTGCAGGTTATTCTAAAGACGAAATATCAGTTTCGCTAGGTAACGGCGTACTAGAAGTAACTGGCAATAAAAAATCAGAAGATTCTAAGAAGTACGTTCACAAAGGTATAAGTTCAAGGTCTTTTTCTAGAACCTTTACCGTTGCAGAGACTATTGAAGTTTCTAAAGCTACATACGAAGACGGAGTGCTAAAGTTGACGCTAGAAAATAAAGTACCAGAAACCAAGAAAGTAAAGACAATACCTGTCGCGTGACAGATTGGAGCCGGGAGAGCTAACGCTCTTCCGGTTCTTTAAATTTTTTGTATTGCCAATTTAAAATTAATATGCTAACATATAATCAATGTAAAGACTTTAGAAATATAGACCAGCCTAGTGGTAGAGTGTATGACGTTCCCACAGGGCTTTATCCTAGTGTTACTACTGTGTTAAAAGCTACTGCTAATATGAGCGGTATAGATGCTTGGAAAGCACGAGTAGGAGAAGAGGAAGCGCAACGAATTCTTGAGGCGGCGTCATCGCGAGGGACGATACTGCACAAATACCTTGAAGATTTTTTCACTGAGTATTCGAAACCATCAATAGATGACGCCCGCCACTTTATTAAGCATAGCGGATTAGAACAAGAACCGCTATTCATACAGCAAATGGTAAAATCCATAATGAAACAGCTATTACTACATAAATACGAAAGTATAGCTCAAGAATTTGTTGTATGGGACGACGAGTTAAAATTAGCTGGACGATGCGATAACCTAGGTTATTGGATGGGTAAGCTTACTTTAGTAGATTTTAAGACTGCCAGAAAAGAAAAACCTTTAGCATATGTAAAAGATTACTTTCTACAAGCCACTGCTTATTGTAAGGCCCATAATAGTATGTTTCCAGAGCAAATCACTAGATTTGCTATTTTAATTGCAAACGAGCAGGGAGGCTTTCAATTATTTACAGGTACACCAAAAACATACATACCCGAATTGCGTTACAGGGTAAAGAAGTTCTATGAACAAAAAAAGAATTAGACCAGTAGAACCGAAAAATAAGAAACAAAAAGAGTTTCTTAACGCTATTACCGAGTTGCCAGTTGTATTTGCAGTTGGTAGCGCTGGAAGTGGAAAGACATTTTTAGCAGCATCTCAAGCATATCACTATCTTAGTTTTGAGTTTGTAGACCGTATTGTTATAGTAAGACCGGCAATTGCTACAGAAGACTTAGGATACTTACCCGGAGATATGAAAGAAAAGCTAGACCCCTATCTTCTACCTCTAATGGATGCTTTTAGTGATTTGTCTAATCCAAAAATGGTACAAGACTTAGTTCACGAAGGAGTAATAGAGGTAGCCGCACTAGCTTTTATGCGGGGGCGCACCTTCAACAATGCATTTATCATCTTAGATGAAGCTCAGAATACTACCATCGACCAGATGAAAATGTTTTTAACTAGATTTGGAGAAAACGTCAAGGTAGTTATAACTGGCGATCCTACTCAAAGTGATATTGCAGGTGAGAACGGGTTACAATGGGCTGTTAAACGATTAAAGAATTGTAAAAGTGTAGCTGTCATTCAATATGAGAATAAAGATGTAGTTAGAAGCGCTTTAGTAAGAGATATTCTACATCATTTGGAAAAGAATGAAAAACACAGTAACGATATACCCAGTAGTGAGGAAGATACCGCAGGAAGTCTTCCAGAGTTTATTACAGGAACCGGTAACTCCTGAACATCGTAAGTTGATTAAATCTTTTATGGAAGCCCAAAGAAATTTTGGGCTTCTTACAAAAAGAAAATATGCTTACTTTTGGACTATACATAATAAATATTTACCTCCAGTAGAGCTAGAATATGCTGATACTGTAAAAGTAATTGCAGACAAATTTGTATATAATAGGCAATTACGAGATAGGAAGAAATAAAATGCCTCTTAAAAAAGGGTCGAGCCAGAAAACAATATCAGCTAACATTCGTGAGTTGATGAAAGATAAGCCTGGCAAAACAAGAAAAAAAGCTATAGCCAGTATAGCCGCTAAACAAGGTATTAGCAAAAAAGAAGCTGAAAGAAAGCAAGCTATTGCTATAGCCCTATCATCTGCTGGCAAATCAAAATAAAGGTGAACTATAATGGCTAAAGAACCTACAAGTAAAAAACCTGGAATGAAGCTGCTAACGGGAAAAGAACGTAGTTCTTTAGCTAAACGCGCAGTTGCAGGTAAAGATATTGGTAAAAAAGGTAAAATGTTCTCTCGCGTAGCAGAGGCTGCCGCTGCAAAATACGGTAGTGAAGAAGCTGGTAAACGTGTAGCTGCTGCTGCAATGTTCAAAGCACGCGCAGCAAGGAAAAAATAATATGGCTACAAAATCTCGTGTAAATGAGGCAGGCGTATATACTAAACCTACTCTGCGTAAACAGATATTTGAACGTATAAAGGCAGGAAGTAAAGGCGGTTCTCCAGGTCAGTGGAGTGCTAGAAAAGCGCAGTTGTTAGCAGTAGAATATAAAAAAGCTGGCGGCGGCTACAAAAAATAAAGGAGACCTTAAATGTCTAAAAAACCTATGAAAAAAGAAGAAGCAGCTAAGGATAAGACAAGTGGTCTTACTGCTGCACAGAAAAAGCTTCCTCCAGCTCTACAAGCTGCCATGCTTAAGAAAATGAAGAAAAAATAATGGCACTTAAAGCACCTCAAAGGTCGCTTAAAAAGTGGACTGAGCAAAAATGGCAGTATTCTTCCGATAAAGAAGAGGATAAGCCAAAATCGCAGCGAGGTAGGTACCTGCCGGAAAAAGCTTGGAAAGCATTATCTAGAGGTGAAAAAGCTGCTACTAATCGTGCTAAACGAGAAGGTACAAAAGAAGGTAAACAGTTCGTTGCTCAGCCAGAAACAGTGGCTAAAAAAGTTAAACGATATAGGAAAATGAAATGACTGTAGCTCCAGCTTTTCAATCGACATTTCTAGTAAAGAGCAAAATCAAAAAGAAAAAGGTTGAGGCACAAAATGGCAACAACAAAAGACGTAAAAAGATTGCCAAGCGGAAAGATTGAATACCGTGGAGAAACATATCCAGGTTTCAATAAACCAAAAAGAAATACCGGTTCGGATAAACATAAACAAGTAGTTTTAGCTAAAAAAGGCGATGAAATAAAAGTGGTTAAATTTGGACACAAAGACTACGGCCATAATTATTCAGCAGAAGCTAGAAAAAATTACTTAGAGAGAAGTGCAGGTATCCGTGATGGCTCCGGCAATTTAACTAAAGACGATAAGTTCAGTGCTAACTACTGGGCGAGAAAAAAATTATGGGCAGGTCCTGGTGGTTCAAAAGCAAATCCAAAACCAGGCGGTCCAAGAAAATAACGGAGATAATACTATGAGTGAAGCAAGAATGGCTCGTGCTAGCCTAAAGAAAACAATCGCTTATGCTACAGAACTTCTTACTATGATAGGTAAAGATGATGACCTAGAAGGTTGGATTCAAGCAAAGATTTCAGAAATGGATCATCACATAGAGTCAGTTTACAGCTACTATAAGTTTGGCGACGATGATGATATGTCAGAAGAAGAAGATTCTGAGGACGATATGTCAGAAGAAGAAGGTTCCGAAAATGAATCTGAAATGGATATGGAAGAAGGCCGTGTAGTAATAAACATGGATGAGTTCCCAAGACCATAATAAGTCATTTTTTAATTGACATCAATGTCTTTTTAAGTTATTATTGACTATAACTCAACTGAAAGACATAAAATGGTAGAATATTTCAATAAAACGTCTCGTTCTTGGCGCATTTCTCAATGTTGCCAATTTTTTGATCCAAAACTAGTAAAACTGTACAATGTAGGAACTACTACCAAGACTACTGCTCTTGGTGCTAGTGGTAAACAAAAAGTACAAGAAAAAGCACTAGCTAATCTAGATAAGCTATACAAAACTCTTTCTGAGTATTTTGCAAATCAACCTGTCAATCTTCGCAGTTTTCGTATTAGTACTACACTACTACCTGTATACACTGTAGAAGAAGCAAAGCCGTGGTATCAAGAGATTGATGATAAAATTCAATTAAAACTAAAACGTATTGGTGATGTGGCTAAAGCAAATGAAATTCGTTTGTCTATGCATCCAGGCCAGTATACCGTGCTTGCATCTAACAATGCAGATGTAGTAAAGAACTCTATTGAAGATATTGAATATCATTCAATGATTGGTAAGTACATGGGCATCGACCCTCGTGAGTTTGTTGTAAACATTCATCTACAGGGCGTGTACAAAGGTACGCGTGAAGAAGGTATTAATCGTTTTGCAACTAACTTTCAATATCTTAGTGACTACGCACAACAGTGTCTAGCCGTAGAAAACGAAGATAAACCTAATGGATATGACATTGAGCATGTTTTAGACCTATGTTCTCGTATTCCTACTCGCGCTACGTTTGATATTCACCATTATGACTGCTGGGGGCGTAAACAACGACCTTACCCAACGGTTAATCTAGCAGAGTTCAAAAGCGCAGTATCTACTTGGGGCTCTATTCGTCCACTATTTCATGTTAGTCATACCCGCCAAGAAAACGGAGTAGATGTTTCTAAAGCTCTTGAGCATAGTGAAATTCTACACGATTTAGATCGTCTAGCGGACATGGTCCCTATGTTACAGTACGCTGACTTTGACATAGAGGCCAAAAATAAAGAAGTTGCAGTTAACCATTGTTACAATTTTATTAAAGAAGAAGAAATGTACTCTGGAGAAAAAATCCTAACCTTAGAAGTGTAAAATGAAGTATAATCATATATTTGTATTAAGCTATTCAGCTGCTCAAAATTTTTTTGATAATACAGATACTCTAGGTAATTCTGTCTATTATCTTATAGACAATGGCAACCAAAAGTATACTCCTACTTTTGGTTGCAATTTTTTTACAACAAAGCGCAATATAGGATGCGCAGGCGGATGGAATCTTATCTGCAAAATAGCTTTTGATAATATGGAGCTTGATAAGATAGTGATTACCCAAGATGACGCAAAGATTAAGCCAGAGCTATTATACCAGGCTTTAGAAGAAACTAGCGGATTATGCATCACAGGAGTCATACAACCATTTTTTGAGTTTAGTACTTTTGTTATAACCCGTGATGTGTGGAATACTGTAGGTCAGTTTGACGAGAATTTTATATATGTTTATAGTGAAGATGCCGATTATAAACAAAGGTGCATGTTATCTGGAGTAATAATAAACTCTTTATATATAGAAAATAGGGATGTTAATGAAAGTGCGTCAATAAAAAATAATCCATCTATTGATCGAATTCAGTACAATAGAGATTATTTACACTTTAAATGGGGAGATAGTATTCACCCACACCCATCGGCTAGAGCTGATTCTCAACCACCATTTAAAAATAAAACACCATTTGCTCAGGAACAAGAATATCTACCTTTAGATTTTCTACCTGTGACAAGTAGGATTAAAAAAGTATACGGAGACATTACAGAGTTTCCAAGTGAACAAGAGTATAGGAGATTTATACAAGATGGATTTTATCAATAATAATGGATTTGAGCCGGTAATGGAGCTACCTAGGGAGATAAAAACTTCTGAGCTATTAGGAAGGCGATTTTACTATGATTTAAAAAGAAGATACCCTAAATTGGACAGCATCGGTGAACCTTCTGATTGGTCTAAGTATTCATTAATAATGGATCCGTATAAGATTTCCTTTGCAACTTTACCCTTGCTATCTACTATACGATACAGATATAATATAGTTACAAATGTAATAGATTTACATTTTGAAGACGACTGCTTACCGATAGAAGTAAGAACATTAACTCAACATTTTTTTAAAGAGATTCAGCTGTGGCAAAAGAAAAAGAAGTAAAATCGGTTAAACCAGTAGACCCTGCAGATGTGGCATCTACTATTGATACAATTGTTAGTCTTATGGAGAGCGTTGATGCTAGCCGAGAAATGATTAATGCAAAAGTTAAGTACTTGAAAGATACTTACGGGCTTAACGCAACGTATGTACGCGCTGCTGCTACAGCTATCAAAAAGCAAGCAGTAGACGAAATTGACGAAAAGACCAAAGCAATTCAGGAGATTATTGACCTATGTACGTCTTAATCACTGGAGGTTTTGACCCTCTACACTCAGGACACCTTAATGCCTTTAACAAAGCTGCAAGGCTAGGTAAGCTAGTTGTGGGTTTAAATAGCGATTCTTGGCTAATTAGAAAAAAAGGTGCTTTCCTACTACCACAATCTGAGCGTCGTGATGTCATACAGAATTTAAAAATGGTTCATCATGTTTTAGATGATTGGAATGATGATGACGGTACAGCCTGTCAAGCAATCTCTAAGTTTAAAAATGAATATTGGAATAGAGGTGAGCCTCTAGCCTTTGTAAACGGTGGAGATAGAACCCCTGCGGGTGTAAATGAGCAAGAGTTTTCCCTGTGTACCA